CGAGTTCGGCCGCTGGGTGGCCGATTTCGGCGTGCCCCGCATCGTCGCCGGCCTGGCCCACGACCCCGACCTCCGCGTCACCAACCAGGCCGTCTACGAATGGCTCCAGGGCCATGCCCCCCAACCGGCCCGGGCCATGGCCCTGGTCGAGATGTCCCAGGGCCGCCTCACCCTCGAGGCCATCTACCAGCATGGCCGAGAGGTCAGGCAGTCCGAGGGCGACACCGGGGGCCCGCAGTGAGGATCGACCTGCAGATCGACTCCGCCCCGCTCGTCCTGCGCCTGCAGAACGGCCAGCGCCGCCTGGCCTACGCCGTCGTCAACGCCATCAACAACACCGCCAAGCGGATCCAGGCCGTCGAGCGCCGGCGCGTCGAGGAAGAGTTCACGGTCCGCAAGAAGGAGTTCATCCAGCGCCAGGCCGCGATCATCAAGCCGTTTGCCAACGTGAAGCAGGGCCGTCCCTACGCTGAGATCGGAGTCGGGCAGAAGCCGCGTCTCCTGCTGTCCGCCTTTGAGCGTGGCGCCGAGCGCAAGCCGTTCACTCAGGGCGCCAGGCGCGTCGCCGAGCCCGTGGTCGGTGGGCCAGCGCGCCCTCAGTTCGCAGCGCAGGTCACTCCAGAACTGCGCGTCGGCCGGCTCCGCTTCGACCCCACCAAGACCGGCCGCCGGCGCGCCGGCGTCACGCGCACCAAGACCTACCTCGTGCCCGAGGTCGGGATCTTCCAGCGCATCGGACCCGCGGCGACGCGCCTCGTCTACTTCTTCGCCAAGGGCAAGAAGATCAAGCCGCGCCTGCACTTCGTCGAGACGGCCGAGAAGGAAGCGGACAAGTGGTTTCGCGAGGAGATGGAGCGAGAGGTTCTCAATGCGATCGCGAGGTCGCGCGGCGAGGGCCTGTGAAAGAAGGGCAAGAAGGGGATGTTTCACCCCTCAGGGGTGAAGAATCCGTAAGTCGTTGCAGGATGGTTCCTTCCGGGGCCAACGGACGCGGGTGCCGGCGACCTCGGTTCACGTAGCGTGGGAGAGTCATGAAACAAGTTTCCACCGACACCAAGGGTTCCAGCACGGACAAGGCAGAGAACCCCACCAACACGCCCGAAACGGCCGCTGCGGGCGATTCCGCGGGTCCGGACTCCCCCGTCCGGCTGCCCGGCAAACTGGAACACTGGAACATCGACCGGCTCCGCCCCTACGAGCGGAACCCGCGAACCCACAGCCCCGAGCAGATCACCAAGATCGCCGCCAGCCTGCTCGAGTTCGGCTGGACGAATCCGATCCTGGTCGACGGTGACGCCGGCATCATCGCCGGCCACGGCCGGCTCCTGGCGGCCCGCGAGCTGAGGATGACCACCGTCCCGGTGATCGAACTCACGCACCTGACCGAGGCGCAGAAGCGTGCCTACGTCATTGCCGACAATCGACTGGCCCTGGATGCGGGCTGGGACGAGGATCTGCTGGCCGAAGAGTTGAGGGCGCTGGAAGGCCTCGACTTCAACCTCGAGCTGACCGGGTTCGGCTTGGACGAGCTGCACGATCTCCTCGACGATGAGACCATCGAGGAAGTGCCCGCCCCGGAACCGCCTGATGAACCCGTGAGTCAGCAGGGCGACCTGTGGATCCTGGGCAACCACCGCCTGTTGTGCGGCGATAGCTCCGACCCCGCGTCGCTCGACCGGCTGCTGGGCGGCGCCGAGATCCACCTCGTGAACACCGACCCGCCCTACAACGTGAAGGTCGAGCCTCGGTCCAACAACGCGATCGCCGCCGGGCTGTCGAGTTTCCCGGCGGCCAAGAGCGCGGTGGAAGCATCCGACGCCCGCGGCATGCACCACCAGGGGTTCGACCTGGCCCGCCACAAGACCAAGTCGAAGCCTACCGGCAAGATGCGCGCGAAGGATCGCCCCCTGGCCAACGACTTCGTGTCGGACGAGGCCTTCGACGAGCTGCTCCTGGCCTGGTTCGGGAACATCGCGCGGGTGCTCCAGCCCGGTCGCTGCTTCTACATCTGGGGCGGCTACGCCAACTGCGCGAACTACCCCCCGGTCCTGAAGGCCTGCAGCCTCTACTTCAGCCAGGCGATCATCTGGGTGAAGGAGCACCCCGTGCTGACCCGCAAGGACTACATGGGCAACCACGAATGGGCGTTCTACGGCTGGCGCGAAGGGGCGGGGCACAAGTTCTACGGCCCGACCAATGCCGTCGATGTGTGGGCGGTCAAGAAGGTCAACCCACAGAGCATGGTCCATCTGACGGAGAAGCCGATCGAACTGGCCGTGCGCGCGATCCAGTACTCCTCAAAGCAAGGCGAGAACGTGCTCGACCTGTTCGGCGGCAGCGGCTCGACGCTCATGGGTGCCGACCAGATCGGCCGGCATGCATTCCTCATGGAACTCGATCCCGCCTACACAGACGTGATCGTCATGCGCTGGCAGGAGGCCACCGGACAGCAGGCCACGCTCGACGGAGACGGACGCACGTTCGACGCGGTCGCCGCTGACCGCGGGGCTGCTCGGGATGAGTAGGCGGTGGCCAGGCAAGCGAAGAAGGAGTTGATCTCCCAGCGCGAGTACGCTCGTCGGCTCGGCGTCTCCCACGTGGCAGTCCAGCGCGCCGTGAAGACGGGGCGGATTTCGACCGTGGACGGGAAGGTCGACCCGGCCCAGGCCGACCTGCAGTGGCAGGAGAACACCGACCAGAGCAAGCCTCGCAACCGGATCACGGGCAGGCCAAAGCAAGGCAGGACGCCCGGAGAGCCGTCTGAGCCCATGGACATGGGCGGTGCCGACGAGGTCATCGGCGGAACCAATACAGCGACTGGCTACGCCAAGGCCCGCGCCGCCCGCGAGCTGTACCAGGCACAGCTGGCCAAGCTCGAGCTGGACCGGCAGCGTGGCACCCTGATCCGGGCCGACGAGGTTCGCATCGGTGCCTTCAATATGGCCCGCAAGGCACGCGACCAGTTGATCGCCCTGCCCGAGCGCGTCGCCGCTCTGTTGGCCGCTACTCAGGAGCCCGCCGAGGTCCAGCGCATCCTCGAAGAGGAGATCGAGCGGATCTGCCAGGAGGTCGCGGATGCAGAACGGCCGTGACGTCTACGAGACCGCCTACCGGGCGGGCTGGCGCCCCGAGCCGCGGCTGACCGTGAGCACCTGGGCGGACGCGCACCGCGTCATGGGCAACCGCGCGGGCCACGCGGCGACCCACTGGCGCACGGCGACCACGCCCTACCTGCGCGAGATCATGGACGCCCTGGGCCCGCGCTCCCCCGCGCGCCGAGTCGTCTTCATGAAGGGCTCCCAGCTGGGCGGCACTGAGGCCGGTAACAACTGGCTCGGGTTCGTCATGCATCACTCGCCCGGCCCGATCCTGGTCCTGCGTCCCACCGTGGACGAGGCCCGGCGCTTCAGCCGGCAGCGCCTCGACCCCATGATCGCCACGACTCCGGTGCTGCACGACCTGGTCCGCGAAGCGCGTTCACGCGACGGCGGCAACAGCCTCTTGATCAAGGAATTCCCCGGCGGGGTCCTGTTCCTCACCGGCTCGAACTCGGCGACCGGCGTCAAGTCGATGCCGATCCGCTGGCTCTTCTGCGACGAGATCGACGAGTACCCGGGCGACGTGGACGGCCAGGGCGATCCGATCGCACTGGCGGAGAAGCGGACCACGGGCCCCACCTACTCCCGCCGGAAGATCTTTCTCGTCTCCACGCCCACGATCAAAGGCATCTCCCGGATCGAGCGGGAATATCTGGTCTCGGATCAGCGGCGCTACTTCGTCCCCTGCCCCCACTGCGGCAACTACGACTGGATGCGGTGGGAGAACATCCGCTGGATGAACGATGACCCGAAGACGGCCGTCCTCGCCTGCGTCGCCTGCGGCGTCCTGATCGAAGAGCGGTTCAAGACACAGATGCTCAGCCAGGGCCAGTGGCGCCCTACTGCAGCGGGCAACGGCGAGACCATCGGCTTCCACCTCTCCAGCCTCTACTCCCCGCTTGGCTGGCTACCGTGGGCGGCAACCGTCGCCGAGTTCCTGGAGTCCAAGGAGAACCCCCTCCGGCTGAAGAACTGGGTCAACAGCGTGCTGGGCGAGACTTGGGAGGAGCGCGGGGAGACCGTCGACCCCGACAGCCTGCTGACCCGGGCCGAGCGGTATGCGGCAGAGGTCCCCAGCGGCGTGGGCGTTCTCGTCGCCTCGGTGGACGTGCAGGGCGACCGCCTCGAGTGCGCGGTGAAGGGCTACGGCGTCGCCGAGGAGTCCTGGCTGGTCGCCTTCTCCCAATTCCATGGCGACCCCGGGCGCGACCAGGTCTGGCTCGATCTCGACCGCTTCCTGCGGCAGGAGTTCACGCACGAGAGCGGCCAGAAAGTCCCGATCACCTGCGTGGCCGTCGACAGCGGCGGGCATCACTCCGAGCAGGTCTACCGCTTCTGCCGCGCGAGGATCGATCGGCGCGTGTTCGCGGTCCGCGGTGGCTCCGAGCGCGGCAAGCCCCTGGTCGGCCGCCCGTCCGATCACAACCGCTACCGGGCGAAGCTGTTCACCCTCTGCGTCGACACCGGCAAGGAGATCGTCTACTCGCGGCTGCGGATCGGGAGCTCGGGGCCCGGCTACTGCCACCTGCCCGAGTGGATCGACGCCGAGTACGTGGCGCAGCTGACCGCCGAGAAGGCCATCCGCAAGTGGGTGAAGAACCGCGGCACGGTTCGCGAGTGGGTCAAGACCCGCGAACGCAACGAGGCGCTCGATCTGGAGGTCTACTGCCTGGCCGCCCTGTACATCCTGGGCCCGGCGTTCGTGAAATCCCTGCCGGAGCGGGCCGCCGCCCTGGCCCACCGGCGGGAGATGCCGGCGGTGGCCGAACCGGAGCCGTCCGCGCCAATGCCGCGGCGCCGGGGGTGGATCGATGGGTGGCGGGGCTGAATGCTGTTCTCTCGGATGCAGATCAGTCATCGAGAGGAGCTACGGGCCGCCGCCGTGCGAGTGCCGGTGATGGAGGTCGGGCCAGTGAGGATGGGAGTGCACCAGACGCTCGTGGGCGTGACGATGGGTGTGCCCACCTTGCCCTGCGGGTTCCGCGTGCTCGTGATCATGGTGCTCGTCATCGTGCCTGTGCGCGTGTTCGTGCTCCATCTCCGAGTGGGTGTGCGCGTGCTCGTGGCGTTCCAGCGTCAGCAAGACGATACCTACCACGAACAGCGCCGCCGATCCCAGGTGGGCGAGACCGAACTTCTCACCGAGAAGGATCACCGAGAACGCGACCCCGAAGAACGGCGCGCTGGCGAACGCGATCTGAGCTCTCGTCGCGCCGATGACCTGGGCAGACGAGATGTAGAGCGTGATGCTTGCTCCATAGGCCCAACTGCCTACGAACAGCGCCGCGAGCACGACCATGATGCTGGCGTCCCATGGGGACAGGATCAACCCGATGACCAGGTTGGCAACACCGGCCACCAGCCCCTTCCAAAACGTGCTTTGGCTCGGCGTAATACCGTCAATGAGCGCGGTCAGATGGTTGTCTATTCCCCAGAAGAGGCAAGCGGCCAGGACCAGACCCCCGGCCGCAAGCCCGCTCGATCCCTGCGGCAACGACAGAAGAACCGCTCCGGCGATCGCGCTGGCAACACCGGTCCATCCCAGCGATCCCAGGTGATCGCGGAAAAGCACCACCCCGAGCAGGGCGGTCGCAGCGAGTTCGAAGTTCAGCCAGAGGGAAACGGACGCCGCCATCGCCAAGCGAAGGCCGAACAGGAGCAGCACGGGGCCGCAGATTCCTCCGGCGACGACCGCACCGAGAAGCCGCAGACGGTTCCGGCGGTCGCCGCGTCCAGGCAGTTGGATTCTGCCGCTACGTGCGGCCCGTGGCAGCACCCCAATAGCCGCACCGAGATAGAGCAGACCCGCGAGTTGGAACGGCGTCAGGTCCGACAGCAGCATCTTGCTGGCGGGCGTGGCGGCACCGAACAGGGCGGCCGCCAAGACGGCGAATCCAAAAGCGCGAATCAATCTCTCCTCCATCCGCTTCAGTTCGGGTGTGCCCGAGAACTTAGCCGAGTGTCGGCTTCCTGGCCATATCGTCTGGGCTGCCGTCCGCTTTGGCCAGACCTGGCCACTTCTGCCACAAAACGCGTACAACACCATGAAAACAATGCAGTTATCTGTCGATTTGCCTTCCCATTCGGCCCAGAAAGCTCGTCACTGTGACTGCGGCGGGCACGGGGCCCGGCGCCTCGAAAGGAGAGCATCATGACGGTCAACGAGATGATCGAACGCCTGCAGGAGGCCGCCGAAGGTGGGTTCGGCGAGTGCGAGGTGCGCCTCGCCTTCCAGCCCAGCTGGCCGCTGCAGTTCACCGTCGCCGGGATCGCCACGCCGGACGACGAGTCCCGCGACCAAGGCGAACCTGACGAAGAGCCGGACGACGCCGCCTCGGTGGTCTACGTCGTCGAGGGCGGCCACCCGGACGATGACTCCCCCTACGCGCCCGCCTGGGCGTTCGCCGCGGCGCAGTAAGGAGGCCGGTTCTCATGGCACCGAATCACAACCGACCATCCCGGCTTCGCTTCAGCGACGGGATGGAATTCGACCTCAGCGGCGACCTGCGCGTGGTCCACCGCCGCGACGGCTGGTACGTCGTCGGACGCGGCATGCTCATCCCCGTCGCCGATCGCGAAGAAGGCGACCGCGTGGTCGCGGAAATGAACAACCGAGGAGGCGGCAGCGATGCGCTACGGACCTGACGACAAGTTCTGGGTCGTCGTCGACCCGAAGCCCCACGCCACGCTCGACGATCTCGTGTTCGAGGCCTCGCTCCGTGACCTCGAACTGCAATTCCGGGGTGGGCTGCAGATCGACGAGAACCCAACCCTGTTCACCGACCGGCAAGAGGCGCGCCTCGAAGCCTATGGACGGCTGACCGCGATGCGGGCCAGCCAGGCCATCCTGCGCGCCGGCCGCGATAACCCGAACACCCGGATCGACCGCGTCGAGATCTACGGCGCTGACGGGACGCTCGTGTTCGCAGCGGACATTCCGCAGGAGGTCGACTGACATGGCGAAGAACGCGGCGCCGCGATTCGGCTTCGAAGCCCACCAAGTGTTCTGGAACGAGCAGGGCAGCATCGTCTGCGCCTGCTGCCACATCCCCTACCCCGGGACCGACACCTGGATCTGGGAGCGGTGGGAAGAGATCACGCCCGCTGACATGGTGGAGATCGACCGCCAGGGTGGGCGCGTGGCGTGCGAGGGCTGCGGCAAAAAGCCGAGCCGGATCGTGCGTCTGGACGGGAGCGAAAGGATCAAGCGATGAGCAAGACCACCAAGAAGACCACGCGGGCCCGCAAGCCTGCAGCTGAGAAGACGAGCACCAAGACGGCCGAGACCAAGGCCGCGCGCGAGGAACTCTGCGTGTTCGCCTTCCGGCTGACC